TTGAACTTGACCATCTTTGCTAAGTCCTCGAACTACGCGCCATGAATGACTGTGGATCTTCTCGATTGTTGCCATTTTTTTGCCCTATCTGTGCCAATACCCTTGATTGGCTACAGGATTAGTGTGGCACAACGCCACGACAGATCAAGCACATTTGTGTAACGAAATGATAACGATTTAACGAGGTCTGCCGTAGGACTTTCCAGCCACAATGAATGTGCCGTCCTTCTCAATGTGAATAAGATCTACCTGAACCTTAGCCTTATTGACATAGATGATAGCGAAAGCCTGCTGCCAGTTAGCTACGCCCTTAGTGTATGCAGCTTGCTTAAAGTCCATAAGATTGCCTACCTCAACACCATGTAGAACACGCCCTATACGCCCTCCAGAAGCCTCTGAGAAGGCGCTACGCCCTGCTCTGTGAGTGTGACCTGAGATGACATTCTTTCCATGCCTACGGGCTGCCTCAAGGGCTGAGAGCCCACCCTGTGGCTTGATAGGGGTATGGTCTCCATGCACAGCAATCCAGTTGGGTGCAATAGGCATAGGGTTCTTATGGAAGGTTATGCCAAGCTCATCGAACTTCATGAACTTCTCAAAGCGCAGCTCTGGCAGTGCACCAAATGCAGGCACTTTAGCCATGATGATGTTATAGAGACGGTCTGTGTGATTGCTGCGGATGCAGTCAGTAACGCCTAACTCCCAGAGAAGCTGCACAGCCTCGTTGCGGTCATCATCTAGGGTCTGAGCATATGAGCCCATGCGCCCTTCTTCCCACTTGCTAATCTGGGGAAGGTCAATCTCATCGCCAATGGTGACTACTTGATCTGGCTTAAACTTAGAGATGAAGCTTGCAAGGTTACGGGTAGCAACCCTGTCATGGTATGGGACTTGTAAGTCCGAGACTACGACTATGCGCTTAATCGTCATCCTCATCTTCGTAATCGCCAAACTTCTCGGGCGCGATAGGGTCTGGCAGAATCCAGTGAGGGTAAGCCTGTGGTTCTGTAATCATAAACATGGCTACATCCTCAGCGAAACCTGCACGCTTGAGAGAGCAGAAGTACTCATAAAGCCCAATGCAATAAGCATCAAGCTTTGAGTAGCCTTGCTCCTCTAATGCCTTAGTTGCTTTTCTTGCCATAGCAGAATGTTACCTGTCGAGAAGTATGTTATAGATCTCATCCACTCGCGTGTTGAGTCTTTTGATCTCTGACAATAGATGCGTAATGACATAGCCAGACAACCCACCCAGTGCAGCAATAGTCGCGATGTAAAGGGTGAAGAAGTCTGCCTGTGTCACTTCTTATCTACCTCGTCAATAGCTGCCTCAAGCGCATCGACAATAATGTCAGCTGCTGACTTACGGGCACGATATGACTTGATAGCGGTGCGTAATGCTGGCAGTAGTGCAACGCCTACAATGCCGGCAATGATGAGAAGTAGATTATCCATTAGATGCTCCTAACATAGGTACTTGAAAAAAAGCCCCGTCATTATCAGCTTCTTTCTTAAAGCTGACATGCATGTGCTTAGTATGTTTGTTAGCCCCTGTGTACTTGCGCCATTTCCAGTTAAGGATGCTGGAGCAGATTTGTCCATCGAAAATGATGTAACTAATACGCTTGTCTGCTTTTGACTTGGACAAGGTACGAAGCTGATCAGCAAGATCTCCCATGATGTCTGGCTTTGATCCCTTGAATAAGTCACGATCGACATCGATGGCGCGTACCCAGCCCTGCTCATCTGGATTATGATCAGACTTGCGAGCAGCGTGTCGGGTATCACCGATCCAACCATCCGATGCGCGGTCACGATCTGGAAACGAGTCATCTATCTGTTCTCGTAACTGGATTGCTGCGTGACTTAACTTAGATTTCATCCCAGTAAAAGAGCTGCTTCGTCTGCTGTGATGCCTAGTCGCTCTAAAAGTGCAGCCTTGTCCGCAGCCTTAGCTGCCTTGTCTGCATCCTCTGCTGCCTTAGCATCTGCAAACGCCTTAGCATCTGCTGTGCGCTGTGCTACTTCTTCTGCTGTCAATTCGATCTCTGAGACTTCCCCAGTAGAGCAATCAACTACGATCTTTGTGTCTGCCATGTTGTCTCCTTATGATTTCGATACGCCGTATAGCGTGGCTGTTGAGTATTGGACAAAAGTTCCCGAAGCTGCCTCTAATGAAATAGAATTGATTGCGCTAGAGCTAGACCAAAGTCCAGCTGTCAGAGCCGCGTAAGCCTCTGTAGCGTTATTTTCATTTACCATATCTGCACTAAAAGATTTGGAATTTGAACTTGCATAATTAGGAACATACAAATCAGCACTAGCAAAAGTATTTGCTGTGTATGTGCTAAGTGCATTATAACTTAGATAAATGTAGGTGTTAAAAGGACTGCCATAAGTGACATTGCTATCGCTGAAAGTAGCACTTCCACTACCGATTAGCCTACGCCAAGAATAATTAGCGCCACTATCGGAATTAAAACGGATGTTTATGCCTGATTGAGTCAAACTAGATCTAGCCGTCAATTTGATAGTTAAATCCGTGTAAGTGCTAGGGATAGAATTAAAGTCAATGCTGCTAGCCCCACCTGCTCCGACTGTAACGGCTGCAATCTTAGTAAATGTTGTAGCCATTATGCCGCCTTAATTCCATAGAGGGTAAAGGTAGAGCCAGACTTAAAGATTGCAGAGCTTGATGCTTTAATCTCAAGTGAGGTGATTGCATTAGTGTCTGTTCTACGACAGGCAACGATTGCCTCTGTTCCACCGCTTGCTATGTTAGCTCTCATCAAAGCTGTCTTAAAGGTTGTCGTATTGGCATAGTTAAAGATCTGCATGGTAGTAATAAGATCCAGAGTAGTATTGCCGATCGTTGCAAAACTTGAGTAATAACCTGAAAGACCACCATTGCGACCAGATGATGCACTAGATCCGTCACCTACTAGGTAGGTGTTTCCATAGTTAGCATTACCATCTGAGTCACCATTGGCTCTTACGATTGCATAGTTAGTGCCAGAGGTATAACCAATTTGCATGACTAAAATCAGATCGGTATAAGTTGATGGAATAGATGAAAAGGTGACTGTGCCTGAACTACCGCTTGCAGTAGTCGTAGCGATTGGCTCGTATGTTGATGGCATGACTACCCCTTAATCCCGTATAGGGCAAAAGATGAGTACTGTACAAAATTATTGCCAGTAGTAGGCATAATTGTTAGGGATGTTACAGCAGCCGTGTTCATCCAGACACCTGAGTCAAGTCGGATGTTGCCGTCACCATTGCGATCTATACCGCCTAAGATGCGAGCAGTCTTATACTTATTGGTGTCAGCATAATCTAAAACATCTAGCACATTAGCACCGAAGATGTTAGAGCCTGAGTTAGCTGCACCTGCTCGACCTGCAAGAATACGAGTTTGAGATGTACCTGCACCTGCGCTTGCAGATGATCCGTTTCCATCGAGAAAGTGGTAAGTGTAATTGCTTCCCGTGTCTCCATTGAATCTCAACCAAGTGTTCTCCGCTGTGTCAGATGTAGAGATGCGTGGCATGTAGCGCACCTGTAAATGCTGATAAGTAGATGGGATGCTGCTAAAAGTTACAGATGATTGACCACCTGATCCGACAGTTACAGTAGCGATAGACTCATAGTCTCCGCCTGCAACACCTGCACCGCTAGAGGCGATGATCCCGACAAGTGAGGAAATCATTAAGCAATGCCACCTACGACAACCCAAGAGTTAGCAGCGATCTTGATGCAAGCTGCTGACTTGTAACGGGCAAGGACTGGAGCGGCTAGGACTGCGCCTGCGCTGACAATAGTAGTAGTGCCAGAAGTGACAGCATTGATAGTAGTAATGCCTACGCCCTTCTGATAGACAAGCAAGGTAGTACCGATTGGAAAGTCATAAGTCGCATCTGTTGGGATGCGGAAAGTGTTAGCCGATGCGTTATCCATCGTGACAATAGCGTTAAGACCATCTGCCTTGACTGCCGTGTATGTCGTGCCAGTCTGTGCATTGACTGTAAGACCAGCGAAGGATGCATCAATAGCATCGCCTAGTGTTTCGATGGCAGTCGCGCCATTTTTTACGAGGTCGCTCGATGTAGGAACGGTCCAGCCGAACGAAGGTGTGGTGGTTGCCATTAGGTTAGTGCTCCAGTCGCGTTAGTCCAAGTTAGTATAGCATTCACGCCAGTCCATTGAAGTGAGGCTGGCAATACTGTTTCCCATTGTGTAGTCGATAGTGAGAAGTCTGTAGCTGAGACATAGAGAGTTATGTCCACATATGTAGGCGTAGCGTTAAGAGCCACATTCTCGACAAAGCCATCAAAAGTGCCACCCAGTAAATTGCTAGGCAAGTTAGTAATAAGTACAGGCTCACCAAAAAAGACATTGATAAGGCTGTCAAGCATCGCGCTAGGCATGTCTGGATTGTCTAGACGAAAGCGAATAGCGCCTAATGACCCGCGTGGATTCTTTCGCAGGTTAAGCTCTCTAGAGGCGATATCAGTGATGTCTACAAGGTTCTTAATATTAGAGTCCACCGAGCGCTCAAAAAGCCCGTAAGAGGCTATAGAGTCCGCATCTGAGGTGCTGTAGGTTGAGCCGTATCCTGTAGCGTATCTGTAGATAAGGCTGTTACGGATGCGAGCAATCTGAGTTGTTGAGGTGATAGAGCTTGGTGTTGCATAAGACCCGTCAAGGTTAGTAAAGCCATTTGCTGCGAGATAGTTAGATCTGTGATCCGCATCGGCATATGAGACATCTCCATCCTTCTCCTCGTACATCTGACCAAGTGCGCTGTTAGCGATTTGATCTGTCAAGGTCTGAGACTTAGCAGAGGCACTAGCTGCAAGGGCAATCATTGTGTAGAAGCCTGAGTCCACTTCACCGATGTAAGATTCTGCTGTTGCCCATGTGACATCTGCTGGATAGGTGTCCCATGTCACAGTGGGTGTGACTTCTGCCCATGTCAGGTTAAGAGCTGAACCTAGAATGGCTGCAATCTGTGCGCCATCTAAGCCTTCTGCAAGTGCGGTGTTATAGACAGCCTTAGTCAGTTTAGCCAATGAGCCAATGCCCAAGATAGTGCCAGTAGTGACATAGCCTGATTCTTCTGGGCTTCTAACTCCGATGTTAAAGTCTGAAACTTCTCCACCAAACACAGTGACATAAGTGCCAGATGAGTTCTTAAGTTCTAAAGTAATTGGCTCTGTAACATTGATGGTGAAAGGTGTGTTATCCACATTTACGATTTGTACTTGGCAGTAACCTGCTGTGGCTTGGCGATCAATATCTAAGCGACCAGAGGCATACGACACAGAGGTGACAGTCGTATAGACATCATCACCTACTGTAACTCGCCACTCTGGAAGCCATGTCATGCGACTGTGAAACCTCCACGCAAAGTGCCACGATCTACAGCATCCTGAACTACCTGACTCACCGCTTCCGCAATAGCATTAGGGTCACCAATGCCAGTGTTTACATTTACAGTAAAGTTAAACTCTCGACCATTAGGGCTTATGCCTGAGATCATGCCTTGGTTAGGTGTGTACTCTCTAAGGTTAGGCTGGATCTGTGTGTTTAAGCCGAGCTCGGCTACGGCTGTGTTTATCTCTGCGATGCTTCTAGGCTGACTGACACTAACTCCGCCACCGCTTCCACCCACTGCTCCACCGCTTGCAGAAGGCTTAGTGCCTTGCAGTCTCAGTAACTCCATCATCTTAGCAATGGCAGCATCAAGGTTAGCGAGATTAATTAGATCTGCTGGCTTGAGGCTTTCAAGGATAGATTTAATGTCTGAGAGTTTGAGACTCTGACCGCTTAAAGCACCAAGCACCTTGAGATCAGCATTAAGTTTGTTAGTCGCAGCAACGATAGATGCTTCATCCTTTGAGGCGATGGCATCTTCTAGAGCAAGGATAGACTTTTTAACATTGAGGCGAGCAGTATCGTTAGCAATCTGTAAAGCCTGCGATGCGTTAGTTGCTCTGCCGAGTTGCTCAGCTTGATTAGTAAGAGCTGCTGCGATCTGGATCTTGTCCATGTCGAAAACATCGTTGGCCTTAAGTAAAGCATTCTCACCCTTTGCAATAATAGCCTTAGCCTTGTCTGTGGCTAATTGCTTATTCTTTATGGCAAGTCTTTCGCGCTCTCGCCTTAAAGAATCCTTCTCCAATTTAGCGAGCAATTCTTGTTGCTTCTTCTGGGTAAGCGTAAGTTTAACTTCTTCCTTCTTTTCAGGAATGACTACATTTACACCAAGTTGAGCACCGGCAAAGCCTGCAAAGATATTTTTAGGGAGATTCTTCAAGTTCTGAATAAGTGTTGGAATCACGCCAATAGTGCGACCTGCTTGGACTGTAACCTTGCTCAGTGCAGTAGCAATGTTCTCGATTACATAAGCAGCATCGTTAGCATCTGTGCCACCGCCTACCAATGCAAAGGCATCAACTAACCCACCGCCAATAATCTCTGAAGCGTTGGATGTTGCAACACTAAGGACATCGAACTTATAAGCCGTGGTGTCTAAGTAATCTTCTGCTGCGCCTGCTGAACGCTTTAAGATCACCCCGAGAATCTCATTAAATGACTTGGATTGAAGCTCTGCTCTTGTAAGACCTGTGTTGTACTTCTGAAGTCCTCTAGTGATACCAACATAACCTCTGCCGAGATCCTCAGTAACAGTAGCCAGATCCACGCCAGATGCACGACTGATTGTAATTGCATCATTGAGAAGCTTTTGAGATTGAGTCAATGACCCAGTAGTGGTTAATAGACCCTGAAAGGCTGGACGAAGAATGTCATCGGCTACAGCTGCCGACTTTTCTAGATTGGCAATGTAATCAGCAATGGCAGGATTAGCAAAGCCAATACCTAGATTTTCAACTGCTCTGTTAAGTCTCAAAGCGGCTGCTTCATCTTCTGCAAAGGCTTTAACTGATGCCTTGCCGAACGCGACAATAGCCTGAGTGCTATAGGCAAGACCCACTGCTCCTGCAAGTTTTTTAACATTCTTAGTAAGTGTTGTTGTCGCGCTGTCCGCTTGCTTAAAGGCTTTATTGCCTGTGAACTCGGCAGCAATGTCAATGACTACATTTGCCATGATTAGCCTTTCACTGTTGCTCGTTGATTAAGTTTAGTACCCGCTGTTGCAATAGCTTTGAGAACGCCTTGTCTAGCCTTGCCATTGTTCTCATCATAGGCACGATAAAGCAACCGACCTTGCATGCGATCCTTACCCTTAAGAGGTGCACGAAACTTGCCATCTTGATTGAGAACGAATCGACTATCTGGGTTGAGTTTGCCCATTCTTTCGTAAATTGATCCAGCTCTGCTTTTGTTAAAAACTTGAGCAAGGGATCTAAAGCCTCTGGAGTTAGGCTTTGATGGACTTGTCTTAAAACCAATTTTAGATCTAACCTCAGAAGGATTAAAGGTAGGAAATGTGCCTTCGGACATTTGACGCGGCAACCATCCGCTTAAAACTTCTCCGCGATCTGGAACATAACCTTTAGCCGATTGGCTAATTGGTCTGATTGCTGTCTTAATTTCTTTCTGGGTTTCTTTTGCTAGATCAGGTGTAAACTTACGGAGAGCCTTACGAAGTTCAATGCCGCCCTTTACGCTTGCTGGCATCGCTCACCTCTTTCGCTTCATCCTTGAGCCCTTGCACTAATGCATCGAGCATGGTCTTATCTAGATCCAATAACTGCTGTGGCGAGATCCCTAACCTAATGCTCAAGCGAGCGATTAAGTAGGTGAACGGGAGATCTCGCTTTAAGCTAAAGGGTCTGAATCGAGCACCTCGACACTTTTGAGTGTCTCAATGAAATCCATACCGAAAGGCTTAACAGTTTCACCTGACCTGCGTGTTACTTCCCATGCTAACCAATAGACATCGCTTTGCTTTTCTTCATCGCGGAACGCCTTATGGAAGCCCTTTTTAGCGTACTGCTCAAATGAGTACTCCACTGCTGGAGTGATCTCACCTTCTAATACGCTTCCATCTGTACGAACGATCTTCAGTTTTGCCATGAGTTTGCCCCTTTGTTAGTTTTTTAGAATGTGCCTGTAGTGGCTACTGCAACTGTTGAGTTAGCAGTAAATGTGATTGACTGTGTAGACATATCGCCTACAGCACCATTGATGTCTGTAGTGTTGTTGATTAGCAATGAAACAGTGTAGAGAGGGTTAGTAGCAGATACTGCTGTTCCCTTTTCCTGTAGAAATACACATGTGACTGTGTTTCCCCATTGTCCTTGCAATGTTGCAAGAACATTGTTTGCTGCTGTGTCATTGAGAAAGTCAATTGTTACAGTTGATGCTTCCAAGCCCTTAACGAACTTATGTGAAGAATCGCCCATAGCTGTTACTTCTAGCTCATCGAATGTGCGGTTAAGTGTAATTGATGTGACATGGTCAGAAAGATCAACAGCGTTAATCTTCACGCCTACTTTATTGTTTAGAAATACAGCCATGAGATTATTCCTCGTCTTTCTTAGTAGTTACTGGCTTTGGTGCTGGGGTGCTTACTTGCCCGATTTTCTTCAGGAAGTCAGCGTTTTCTTGTTCCCACTCGGACATGTTTAGCTCCAACTCGTTAGGATTGATACGGACATCTCGCAGCTGAGTAGGTCACCCGATGCAGCGTTGAGAATACTTGGTGCGCTTATCGCGCTTACATTATAGGTCAAAGATGATGCTGCCAGCTTAGCGAACACGCTACAAACAGTATCTTCTATGCCGTTTAGGTTGCCTTCATTGTCAAACAAAGGCACAGTCATGATGATTTTGAAGTTAGCCATTGGTGCAATAGTGATGTGCTGATTGTTACTCGGTACGATGTACTCTGCATCTGGAGATACGATCACGCTGTTGGCTAATACGACACTTGGCGGGAATGCGAAAGTCTGCCACTTTGAATTATTAACTAGAGCTGTGGCAAGAGTTGTTCTAAGAGTAGTAATAGCAACTGGCATTATCCCACCATCGAGTTAGGCGATAGCGCGTGAGCGATCAATCCTCGCACCTTAGCGAGAAGCTGTGCGCTCATTCGGTAAGGGCTTGGCTGGAAATCGACAGCGTTACTGCCTGAAAGGGTGGCTGTACGCGCTTGCCAGATCTCGACAGATATCATGAGAGCTGCTTGCTGTATTGCTAAATCTGCTGACCAGTCCACATAAGTGTCTGCTGTTACTGTGCCGAATGGAAGGACTGGGTGCTCTACTGCTGGAGTGTTATTGTTACCAGTAATGTTAAAGGTGATGTTGTAATCGCCTACTCCAGTGAGAGTCTTATTACCATTAAACTTTGAACCGTTGCCGCCAATATTAACAGTCTGACCTACATAGAAAACCTTCTCTACTTTGTCCTCAAAATAAAGAGTCCCTGTTGTTGCTGTGTTGCTGTGTGCAATGTTATAGACAACATTAGTCCAGAGCATAGGCAGTAGAACTGCATCTGTTGCATCACAGACTTCTTGCAAAGTGGCATCAGGGTACAGCGTACCGACTCCGAGTGTTGATCGAAGCTCTGCGACTGTAGTTAGTGCCATGATTTCCTTTCTAAAGACTCTAGGGAGTCAGAGGGCTACTGACCCCCTAGAGCGACTTAGGTTATTGCTTACGCTGGTGCTGTGTAGTTGAAGCGGCGAACACCCTTACCTGACTTAGCAACATAGATTGCTAGGTATCCGTAAAGGTTGATTTCAATTTCGCCTGTTGTCAATACATTGACACGAAGCTGTGTTGTTGGTGATTCCCATGTGTAAACAGATGCAGGTGCAACAAGGAATGCTGACTCATCGATTACGCCTGATGTTGTGATGTTGTGATCCACGATCAAGTCAGTACCAAGAATTCCACCGCGGACAGATGTCGCTACTGCGTTACCTGATGCGTTGTATGTTGGACCTTGTGCTGAGTACAGGGCGCGTCCAGTGGTATCCGCGTATCCTGAAATTGCTGCCCATTGGTCAGTCGATGCGACTAGCTTGTTAGCAAAGTCTCCGCCTGTACCCTTGTAAGCTGCTGCGCCTTCTACAGAGATGAATGACTGTAGTCCTGCTGCTGTTGCTGCAACTCCAGTAGCCTGTGTTCCGCTTGCTGTGAACGCTGCGATAAGAGCCTTGTCTGTTGCTGCTTCGTATGCCTTGCGAAGTTCAGTCATCATCAATTCCATGAATGCAGGTGATGAACGATCTACAAGCTCGAATGATACGCGCTGTAGTCCTGAGAACTTGTTTACATCTACTGTGTCGTATGCAGATGTCATACCTGTCTCAGATGGTGCTGCACCTTCGTTTGTGTCTGCAACTGTTGGTGCTGTGTTAGCAGATGATGCGTTTGTGTACATGCGTGGAACTGTGAATGACATGCCTGACTCTGTTAGAGCAGAGCGTGTTACTGCATCGAATGCTGGACGACCTGTGAAGGTGTCAGTGATGAATGTGTTTAGGTGTGGTGCAAGTGTAAGACCTGTGTTTGTTGATGTTGAATCATCTGCAGCGCGAACGATGCGGCGTGACTCGTCATCACCAAGAGCAGCCTTGATGTTGGCTTCTAGGTATTGTGCTGATGTGATTGGTGCTACGCGCTCGCGCACGAATGTAGTCGCGGTCACTACAGCTGGGCGAGCAGCTTCAACCGCTGCTGCTTCTACTGCTGGTGCTGCAACTGTCTCTGGAGTATTCTCCACAGCTGTCTCGCTTTCTGTTGTGTTTTCTTCTACGACCTCTGGAGTTTCCTCAGCCGCTACATCGATAACCTGAGCAGACTTAAATGCTGGCTCTGTTACCAATGAAACCTCTAGCAATTTGGCTGCTGATACGAACATCACATTGCCTTTTTGCTTTGACTTAATTACTTCTACACCTACTGAAAGACCTGATTGCAATCCTTCTTCTGCAAGGATAAGAGCTTCAGAACCTCTGTTGCTACGGCTTACCTTGAAACTTGCATAGATGCCATCTTCTTGTTCTGTAAATTGTGTTGCCTTGCCTAGTGGCTGGCGTGAGTCATGCTGATTAAGTAACTTGACAGTCTTAGGATCTTCAGGAAGTGCGATTGCGCCCTTCTCGAATACGACCTTACCTGCTGAAGTGTTACCGACTTCGCCTGTACCTGCTGGCACAATCTTGCCTGAGATTAGTCTTTCCTCAACATTGGCAATTAAGCCAGATGAGAAATGGATTACTTGGTTTTCCATTATTCGATTCCTTCACTGCCGTTAGGTGTTAGATCTTCCATCTCCATAGCCTGTTCAACTGTGATAAGGCCTAGAGATAACATCTTTTCAATTACTAGCAAGCGCTCCATTGGCTCTGTTGCTAAGAATGATGAGTCCACATCAAAGCGAACAGAGTTACCGCGAGCTGTGATGTCATCCATTGACAAACGATCCTGAATTGCATTTACATAAGGCGCAAGGCTCATTGAGAAGAATTGCTTACGCTCGTCAAGCACATTGGCATAAGTCATTGATGAATTGGCTTCTGCCGAAAGCATATAAGCTGGGATGTTGCATAGACGAGCAATCTCTGTTGCTAAGAACTGTTGAGCTTCGTCATACATCATGTCTTTTGGTGAGAATGATGTCGGCTGATACTCAAGAGTAGATGTTAAGTATGCAGTTGAGCGATTGTTACGCGCGTTT